TCACGGAGTTGAGCTATTTATAAAACGTCGCACTTCCGGCAGCGCGCTTAGCGCACCCTCACCGGTGGCGATGAATTCGATCCTCTCACCTTTAACCGCTTCAATATACTTCGGGCAGAGGATCGATTTAACGTTCAGGTATTCTTTTTTGCCGAATAATGTGAAATTATAATATTTCATCCTCTCTTTGTGGATGTAGAGCTCGCAGTGATTCTTATACGCTATGTCGGCCAGCTTCATCATGTCGATAACGACCCCCGCCTTGTCATCCACCACCAGCGCCGTCTCAAGGAAGCCATACTTCTCAAGGGATTCCCTCTCTTCCCGCCAGATAGAGCCGTATTTCTCGACCCACTCCATCGCCGCCGTCTCTGCCCCGATGTCGTGGCCTTCCCGCTCCGATTCGATCCATTTATATTTCATGATCTCTTCGTTCTGCTGCGCAACGTCTTCGGTCTGTTTTCGCTTCAGATAATCATCCTCGTAATCGATAAGAAAATCCACGATCGCCTCCTCAAGCGAGACCTCCCTGCCCTCTTTTTGAGAAAGGTAATACTTATGATCTTCAATTGCCCTGAGCTCTGAAGGAATAAGGTCTATCGCGTTGCGAGGCATTGACTTTCTGTACACCACTGTCTCTTCTCCCCAAACGTTATAAACTCTTTTTAGGCTTCGCGCAATAGGGAATTCCAATTGATTTTATCCTGTACGATAGGTATATTGTTGGCATGGATGATCTGCATTTCATGGCGATGTGCCTGAGAGAGGCCGAGAGGGCATTTACGGAGGAGGAGGTGCCTGTCGGCGCCGTGATCACATCACCGGATAAGAAGGTTATCGCCAAGGCGCACAACCTGACGATCCGTTCCAACAGGCCGACCTCGCACGCGGAGATACTTGCCATCCATATGGCGGCAGATATGCTGAACAACTACCGGCTCACAGACTGCACCCTCTACGTTTCGATGGAGCCATGCATCATGTGTGCCGGCGCGATCGTTGAAGCGCGGATCAGGCGCGTTGTCTTCGGGTGTTACGACGAGAAGCGGGGCGCCTTTGGTTCAGTCATCGATGTGAACGCGCTGCCTCTGAACCATAAACTGGAGGTAGAAGGCGGTGTTATGCAGGAGAAATGCCAGGCGATCTTGCAAAGATTTTTTCAATCAAAACGAGAAGGAGAGGTACCGAAGCGGTCATAACGGGGCCGACTCGAAATCGGCTGTACGTCTAACACGCGTACCGTGGGTTCGAATCCCACCCTCTCCGTTTTTAAAACTCAATTAAATCAATCAGTTAACTCATTCCAAGCCCCTTAAAACGACGTAGGTAAGACGTAGGTAAGACGTATATAGAGGGGTTTTATAATGTCAAAACCAAATGAAGAAATTGAAGTAAAGGACCAGCGGAAAAAGTCGTTCTTTATTGCCGACAATCGCATGATCGATGAAGCAGCTCCTGTGATCGGAGTATATGGAGGAGCGGTATATAACAGCCTTCTCCGACACGCAGACAAGGACCGCAAAACCTGGCCATCAGTTGCAACGATCGCAAGAGAATGGGCGATCAGCGCACGTCAGGTAATGCGGAGCATCGAGCTATTAGAAAAATATTGTTTGATCCAGGTTATTCGAGGACAAGGCCGACACAATGTTTATCGAATCAACGATGTAAGCGAATGGACGTTACCGCACAAAACACAAACAGAAACTAGTGACTCACAGTCACTAGTTGAAGAGCCGACCGGTGACTCACAGTCACTAGTTGAACGGCAGACCAGTGACTCACAGTCACGGGTACCAGTGACTGACAGTCACCCGAAGTATAACCCAATAACAATACCCAAGAAAGATCTCTTGTCCCGAATGCTCTTCGAGGAGATCATCAAGGCAAACCCTCACAGCCGATTATGCGCCTTAACCCCGAAGCAGAAAGAGGCAAGAATTACAGCCTGGGCAAAAGACATCGAAAAGCTCAACAGGCTCGACAAACAAAACTACGACGTCATCGAGAAAGTGATCAGGGCTGCCCTGAAGGATAATTTCTGGAGCAAGAACATCCTCAGCGGGGAAGCGCTGCGCCGTAACTGGGACCGGCTCACGCAAGAGTTCGTGAAAGACAAGAAGCTAAGCAACGGCGGAAGCAAGGCAAAATATTATAGCCAGGGAAAAAAGAGGGAATGGTTTTTGAACGGGAAGCTGATCCCTGCAGATCAGGTGCCCGAGGATATACGGAAGAAAGCTGAAGGACCTCCACCCCCGGCCTCAGGACCGGTTACACAGATCATACAGGGCCTGGCAGGGCAATTCAAAATGAGCAACAAAGAGACACAGATCGAGAGGTAAGAGAGATGGACTTTGACATAAAGCTCGAAGGAGTAAATAAGGCGCTCGCAATGTTTGACCCAAACAACGTTAGAGAAGCAGTATATAGGGCTATCAATGAAGCCGCTGCACAGAGCATGACAGAAGCAAAGCGGGAAATAACCAGTGAATATAATATTAAATACAGCAGGCTATCACAATATCTTCGATTAACCGGAAGAGCAACGAAAGGCAAACCCGAAGCAGAAATCACAGGAAGAGGTCGAGGCCTTGCCTTATCATACTTCGATGCAAAACAGGAAGGACAAAGCGTAAGGACACTTGGCATCGGGAAAGAGAAGTTTAAGTCTGTCATCAGAAAAACTGGACGCAGATATGGCGGCAAGGTGACCGTGCTGGTCCGCAAGATCGGGGGCAGGAAAGAAGTGGTCACCGACCCAAGATCGTTTATTGCTCAAACGAAATCAGGGCACATCGCAGTGTTTCAGAGAATAGGCAAGGCTCGTCTGCCGCTGAAAGAACTGTTCGGACCAGGAGTGGCAGGGCTTTTTGGTAATAAAAAGATCTTTGATAATATGAACAGAATTATAACTGAAAAATTTAAATCACGATTTAATTACTGGATTGATCGTTACCAAACGGGGAACAAATGAGCGGGTCCTTCCTGGAGCTTTTTTTGCTTACGACCACCAAGGACGCGAAAAATCACTACTTTTGAAAAAAATCAAGAGTGGAAAAATGGAACGACCAAAAAATATTGCAAAAAGGGCATTCTGTGACGGACCGGCACGATAAAGGGATATCCGGAGGGCCGGCGGTTTATCTGACGCCCCAGGAGGCGTCCCGCGCATTCTGTGCGGGGTTTTTGGATGAAGGCACCTGCAGGGCGTGGATCCTCGAACAATTACACCGGGAAGGTCCAAAATGCCCGGGATGCAAAGAGACCCTGCCCGATAAATACCATGACCGGTTCTGGCAGAACGAGAGGATCCGGTGCCCCCTGTGCGGGAAATGGTTCACCGCTCTTACAGATACCATATTCCACGGGGCGCACATGGGCTTCCGGGAGATCGTCCTTCTTGCAGTGTTCCTGGGGCTCAACCTTCCAGCAAAATATATTGCAGGGATTTTGGACATCGATGAAGAGACGGTCCGCCTCTGGCGGTGCAAATTCAACCAGATCAAAATGGTAACGAGGCAATGATGGATATACTCGAAGACAAGAAAGAGATCATCAAAAACAACCTCGAGGCCGGCAGGCTGATCAAACCGAAGATGTACAACAACCTTCTTAAAAAGGCACAGAGCGGCCAGATACTTTCTAAAAAAGAACTGGAAACGTTCAATGAACTGGACAGTGAGCTCAGGGCTATCTATACGCCTGAGGAGCTCGCCGCCCAGGCCTCCGATAAAACAACAAACACAGGACCTGAAAATAGCCCTCAGGGTCCTCCTCAGCCACCTGCCCAACCGGAGGACTTTGAAAACCTTCATGCCGTTATGCAGTACCTGCAGAAGAAAGGATACAAGATTCAGAAATCGGCGATCTACAATCACAAGACCACCGGCAAGATCCGCCCGAACAAGGAAGGAAAATATCTCCTTAAAGACGTCGAGAAATATGCCCAGGCACACCTGCAGCTGGCCGATGGGTCTCCATCGCCAGCCAAGATACTCGATAAAGCTCAAAAGGAAAGGGCAGAAGCAGAGACACGTGAGCGGATAGCACGCGCAACGAACTGGGAGGTACGAACAGCCGCCCTGCAGCAGAAGCTTGTCCCTCGTGATCTATTCGAGAATGAGCTCGCTGCCCGGGCTGCCATCTTCCGTACCGATGGCGAGAACTTCTTCAGGGGACAGGCCCCCGCTATAGTGAACATCGTAGGCGGTGACGTAATAAAGGTCCCGGAGCTTATAGACTTCTGCCTCAATGCTTTAGAACAGTGGCTATCCCGGTACCTGCAGAGAGAGGAATTTAAGGTCGATGTGTCCGCGTATGAGAAGATCTTCGAGCAGGCCGGCAAGGACGAGTCGGAAGAAGAGGACATGGATGAGGGTGCGGCGTGATCAATAACTCTTTTACCTTCGGTAATGCCGCCCTCAAGATCCCACCCGATCTCTCGGCCCTTCCTTCCTCGATCCGCTTCACCGATGGAGAGCGCAGGGTCTTTCGTTCCAGGGAGATAGACCCCCGGACCGGGCGTCCGCTTACTGTCTCGCAATGGGCAGAGCGGTATCGCATGGTCACGGACGGCGACTTCAAAGGACGCTGGCAGAATGTTAATTCACCGTATGCGACTGAAATCATGGACCTCTGGACAAACCCGTATATCCGGGAGATCTATGTCTGCGCTGCGCCGCAGATCGTGAAGACACAGATCGCCTTCAATTGTATGTTTTACGCGATCGATCAGGATCCCGGCGGCATCATGTACGTCATGCCGGATGAGAAAACCGCAAAGCGCATCGCCAAGACACGTATCCTGTCTACCATCAGGGCTACTCCGAGGATTGCAGAGCTCCTTACGCCACGTAGTGACGACGCGACCACGCTCGCTATTCGCTTCAAAAACGGAGCCGACCTGATGATGGCCTGGGCCACGTCCGCCGCAGAGATCTCCTCGGAGCCCCGCCGCTATCTTATCGGCGACGAGGTAAGTAAATTTCCCAGCTATGCCTCAGGGCAAAACAAGAGAGAACCTTCGCCGATCGATCTCATGCGTGCCCGCGCGAACTCGTTCCCGCACTCGAGCAAGGCGCTGTTTATTTCATCGCCTGGCGAGGCGCCCTGCGCGATCACCGACCTCATGCGCTACGATGCCGATGAGGTCCGCCGCTATGAGGTCCCCTGCCCCATTTGCGGTCACAGACAGATCATGGATGATGAGCACATTATCCTCAAGCGCACCATTAAGGATCCTCGTCTTATCATCCAGGAGAATCTTGCCTACTATTCCTGTGATAAATGCAAAATGCTATGGAATGATTATGCGCGGCGGAGGGCCGTTGAACGTGGCAGATGGATCTCGGGGAAATTTAATGACGACGGAGAGTGGGTACGGATCGATCCAGTGACGCGGCCGGTGGCCGTGGCGTTCCATCTACCATCATGGTACGGGGTCATTTTACCGCTATCCCATAAAAATGGCCCGGCAGTCGCAAGGATGCGTGCCGAAGACAACCCCGAAAAGAAAAAGGTTTATATTACACAGCATAAGGCAGAGGAATTTAAAGAGGTCATACCTACGAAGAAGGAGGAAGCCCTTCTCGCAGAGCACAGGACCATGCTTCCTGCCGATATTGTTCCTACAGGAGCTATCGCTCTCATCATTGGCATCGATTCTCATACCTGGGGGTATCGTTTTGTGCTGTATGCGTGCATCCCGAATGACCTCGGCTTTACCCTCCAGAAGATCCGGCACGGGCTCCTTGGTAGTTTAGCCGATGTTGAAGCGTTCGTCTATCATGCCCGGTTTCAGGTTGAAAATTCAACAAACACCATGGGGATCTGGCGCGCCGCGATCGACACCGGCGGCAACAAGCCGGGTCCGAATGCGAACAATGCAGAGAAGAGCATGACGGATGAGGTTTATGAATGGCTGCGCAAACAACCCGAAGGAACCATTTACGGTGTAAAGGGCGCTTCCCATAAACACGCGCAGGGCCCTCGTGTAAAAATAGCCACCATCGACAAATACCCCCATAGCAATAAACCAATCCCCGGAGGCCTCGAGATACGCATCATTGATGTAGACCAGTTTAAGGAGCTATTTCACTGGCGGTTGACCCGCTCTGAAGAAGAGACTCAGAGGATCCTGTTCGATGCCGATACAGATAATGATTTTATAAGAGAGCTTCTTGCGGAAGAACGCCGCATCACTCGAGGAAGGAAACAGGAATGGGTCCGCGTCCGTACCGCTAATCATTACCTCGACTGCACGGTGTACGCCATGGCTGCCATGGATGCCGAATGGCAGCCATCGCTGGCAGTAATGCAGGCGGCAATCAAGGCCGCTCGTACGAAACAGACACAATCAACCAGTTCGCGGGCGAGGAACAAAACCAATGAAACGTCTGCTGACTATAGCCGGCCCGATATGGACAGCATAAGAGAAGGATTTTTGGACAGGTTCGAACGGTGAAAGATAATTATCAAAAAGGACCATTACACAGACCGGGTACGCATATGGATGATCTGCTGACCGGAGTCATGGAGATTATCGGATATGCTCGGATTTCGAAACCAACATTTTACCAGCTCGTAAAGCATGCAGGATTCCCGGCTAACCAAATATTGGGTACCTGGTATGCTCATAAAGAAAATATCAGTAATTATTTCAAAATTACTACCAGTAAATGTACGTCTCCCGTTATAGAGGAAAATGATGAAGTTGAGCAAAATTAAACTCGCTGATCTCATTCTTTCTGCCGCAGGCCTCGCCGGTGCGCTCTTCAATAGTAATTTATCTATCTGGGGATTTGTCATCTGGGTACCCGCGAATGTGGGCCTCGTCATTCTCAATGCCCGCCGGGGATATTACGAGCAGGCCGCGCTCTTCGCGGCATATACGGCAATCAGCATGTACGGGATCTGGAGATATTTAGCATGAAAGATAAAAGGAGAAACGATGGAAAATAATCCGGTAATTGATGAAATAAGAGAAAAAATTAAAAAAGGAGAATTGATTTGTCCTCTCTGTAATAAGCCTATTCGAGAAGATGAAATATTGTCTTCCACGGGACCGGAATCCTTCTACCATTGGCATTGCTTACATGCACCGAACAATAACCCTCCTAACCCAACGTATGAGGAAGTGGTTGATGGTGAAAGAAGGATATACTCTACAAAAGACAGTGAATGGTATTTCCATGCAGGGTGGACTTGGGACGGCAAGAAAGGTCAATGGTACAGAAAAGAATCAAATGAGGAAGTTTTAGCAAAAAAGTGAAGGTACGGTAAAAATGTTATGGGGCAGGTGGCGAGTGCTTGACACGCCGGGGTCAAGATTAATTAGTATCGGGAGCCGCCATTGTAGAGAGTAGCTACCTCTACACGTGTGGGCAAATACGCAGCTCAAAGCCTGCCCCGCTAACACCCGAACTTAAAAAATAAAAAAACGGACGGCAGTCCGAAGGGAGTCCTACCTCCCTTAGACCATCACGCTAGAACGTGACGACGGTTGCCCGCTACCATCCGCAGATCCTTTGTCCGGCATCTGCGCAAGATTCTATCAGGGCGATCCGTCCAGGTCAAGGGAGGAGCTCCTTGAAAACAATATCGAACCGCATCATCAAGACCGCTTTAATATCTTGGAGAGAACTCAAGTGGTTTCACACGGACCTGAAGAAGCTCCCCGGGGAATCACTCGAAAAACTGAAACAATCCCTCGTATCGAATAACTTCGTCCAGCCCTTCAATGTATGGCAGCTCGGCCGCACGGTCCTCATTCTCGACGGCCAGTACCGCATGAAGGCAATGCAGGTTCTCGAGAAGGAAGGATACGAAATACCGGACCTTCTGCCGGCGAATTTCATCCAGTGTAAAAACCGCGCGGATGCCGCCCGCATGGTACTCCTCTATTCGTCGATCTATGCGAATATCACGGAGGGCGGCCTCGATAGCTTCGCCCAGGCGAACAATCTTGATATCCCCGCGCTATCCCTCGAGATCAACCTCCCGGATTTCAAGCTCGATGAATACCTGCAGACCACCGGCGATGCCGGGGACACGGACCTGGACGTTGACGAGGCCCCTGAACCTCCAGGGGATCCCCGCACCCGCCCGGGAGATCTCTACGAGCTGGGCCCCCACCGCCTCCTCTGCGGCGATGCAACAAGCCTCGAGGCAGCCCGCCTCCTCTTCGGCGAGGAACGCGCGGCATGTGTCTTCACGGATCCGCCCTATGGCGTGAGCTACGTCGCGCCTTCAGGGAACTTCGACATGATCGTCAACGACGACAGGACAGAGGACGACCTGGTCAACAACCTTCTCCTGCCGGCGCTGAAGGTCGCCGTCGCCTTCACGCTCCCGAATGCTGGCTTCTACATATGGCATGCCTCGAGCACGCGCGAAGATTTTTCTTTTGCGCTTAAGGCCGCAGGCCTCCTCGAGAGGCAGTATATCATCTGGGCAAAGCCGGGATTCATCCTCGGCCATAGCGACTACCGCTGGGCGCATGAGCCATGTTTCTATGCTAGCAAAGAAGGAAAAGTCCCGGCATTCTACGGGGACCGCTCGCAATCGACGGTATGGCGGGCAACGATCCAGGCGGCGAAGCGCACATCGGCTATCCTCGGCACAGGCCTCGTGCTCATTGACGGATCCGGAGGAAGGATCTACCTGGAGCCGAAGGCGCCGAACGGGAAAAAGGTACGAACGATGAGGGTCCTCCCAGGGCAAACAATCTTCATCTCGAGCAACGACAGGGCTGACGATCTATGGGAGATAGGCCGGGACGATACCGGCGATCATCCGACGCAGAAGCCGGTGGCGCTTGCGCGCCGGGCCCTCGAGAACAGCAGCCTCCCCGGCGATATCGTCTATGACGGATTCCTGGGATCGGGGACCACGCTCATCGCGGCCGAACTCACAGGAAGGATCTGCTTCGGCACAGAGCTCACGCCCGACTATTGCGATGTCATAGTGGACAGATATGTCCGAACCTCCGGTAATAAAGAGATCACTCTCAACGGCAGTGCCGTGGAATGGAGGCCACTCCATGGAGAATGAGAACAAACAGCCGGTACTCTTTAAGTACAGGACGGTACCTGTTAAAAACCTCACCATCGAAAAAGGGCATCCACGCCGGATGCACCTCATTGAATATGACAAACTGAAAAGAATCATCGAGGAATACGGGATTCCAGCACCCGTAATCATCAATCATGACATGACCGTCATAGACGGCGTCCAGAGGACCAGGGCGTGCAGGGATCTCAAAATAGATAACATCCCCTGCATTGAAGTGAACCTCTCGAAAGAAAAAGCAACGATCCTCGGGCTCGCGCTTAACAGGATATCTGGTACATGGGATGAAAAGAACCTTCAGGCGATCCTCGAGCGCCTCGCTCAATTCACCGATATCGACCTGACGCTAACGGGTTTTGATATGCCCGAGATCGAGGAGATCCTTGCCCTCGACGTCAAGAAAGGTCTCACCGATGCGGACGCGATCCCGGAACCTCCTCAGGATCCCAGGACCCGCCCGGGAGATCTCTACGAGCTGGGCCCCCATCGCCTCCTCTGCGGGGACGCGACAAACCCGGATGATATCTCCCACCTCATGAGCCACGACGTGGCGAAGCTCATCTTCACATCGCCCCCCTACAACATGGCAGGAGGCATGTACAAGGAATATTCCGACAACATGAAAAGTACCGAATATATCGACTTCAATCTCCGCGTGGTCACCGCCTGGCAGCGATACCTGAAAGGGTACCTCTTCTGGAATATCAGCTACAACAAGAACTCCCGCTGGGAATTTATTGAAATCATGTACAGGATAGTCAAAGAGACTGGTCTCACGTTCCTCGAACTCATCCTCTGGGATAAAGGTCACGGGCTTCCTATCGTCACCAGCGATGCCCTTACGCGACAATATGAGGATATCCTTCTTACCGGTGATGAGGAATCGATCCACCAGGAGCTCGAACTGTTCTGCATCAGCACCACCAGCAAAAGGGCCTGGTTCAATAAGCGTACAGGGAAAGGGGTCACGAATTGCTGGCACATTAATACGAGCACGGAAAAGGTGCAGCTCGGTAACCACCTCGCCTGCTTCCCGGTGGCCCTGCCATCCCGCGCGATCCGCCTCATGTCAAACATCAACGATATCGTCTGCGATCCCTTCGGAGGATCCGGAAGTACCCTCATCGCCTGTGAGCAACTCTTTCGCCGCTGCCGCCTGATGGAACTATCACCGGCCTACTGCGACGTCATCGTCGAGCGATATGTTGGATATATCGGGGTTGAAGAAATAGTCCTCAATAACAGCAAAATAATCTGGTGATTTCCTCCCCTCTAAAACCCCTGTCAAGTAAATAATTGGTTATTCCACGGTCTGATATGGTCATTCCACGGTCTGATATGGTCATTCCACGGTTTTGCTAAAAATCAGGGGTTACAATTTCCTCAAATGAGCAGCAATCTCCACAATACCTTCCACGCTTCAGACCTTGGGGGCCGCTAACGGTGGCCCTCAAAACTACCCTTGAACAGCTCGAAGAGGTTCAGGCTGCTATCACTGCCGTCATGTCCGGGCAGGACGTGAGTATCGACGGCAAGCGCTTAAGCCGCGCGAACCTGGGAGAGCTCTCTAAACGCGAAGATATCCTTCTCGCCCGCTACAAGGCAGAGCAGGGCACCGGCGGGCCCGTATTCAACCGCGGGCTCTTAGAGAGGGATTGATATGAACTCAGCAACCGCAAGAAAACTCGAGATCTTCACAGCAGCCAGGAATGCCCTTGCCGTAGAGATGGCCGCGGCTGCAGGAGCGGCAAGAACTCCTGTGCTCTATGCGCCGAATGGGGCCCCCTTACCGATCTCCCCGGATTCCTATTATAGCTATCGCCATGCCGCTGCAAAGCGCTCCAGTTCCATGAAGAACTGGATCCCGAAGCGTCTCTTCTCCCGTCAGCAGGAGGCACTGGAACGTGAAGCCATTGTCGCCCGCTCTATCGACCTTACACAAAATGACTCCCACGCCGCCGGCGTGGTCGACACCTTCGCGACAACGATCGCCGGCCCAGGCCTGCGCCCGATCCCCGCCCTCGATGCAGATGTAGTCGATCTCAAGAAAGATCAGATCAGGGAACTACAGGCAAAACAGCGCTCGGTCTATCAGCGCTGGCACGCTTCAGCCGATGCCTCCGCGCGGATGACATTCGGAGCGATCCAGTATCTGTGCATCCGGAATCTCTGCGAGTACGGCGAGTACCTAATTCTTATCCACATGATTGACAATCCCTCGCGGCCATATATGCTCGCGTGCCGCGTCATCAACCCGCTGCGGCTCAAGACCCCTGCAGACAAGCTTAACGACCCGTCCATCAAGGACGGAATCGAACTCGGTGCATATGGTGAGCCTGTCGCATACTGGATCAAAAAGAGTTCCCAATTTGCGCTATCCGCCCAGCTCCCCGATACGTCGCAGAATTTCCTCAGGATCCCGGCATTTTCCGGCCACCGCCCGAACGTGATCCACCGCTTTATTTCCCGTTCCCCGGAGCAGATCAGGGGCTGGCCGCTTCTGACACCCTCCATGAAGTTCTTCCGGGACCTCAACGATTATCTCGACACCGAGCTTACGTCGAACATCATTGCCTCTGCGATTTCAATGTTTATTGAATTGGCCCCGGGGCAGGATCCTCTCGGGATCGCCCGGAACCTTGCCTCCCTCACAGAGACAGAAACCAAGTCTGACGGCACGGAGCAGGATATCCGGTACCAGAAGGTCCTCGGCGGCTATATCTATTATGGCGAGCAGGGCCAGACGCCTCATCTCCTGTCTCCAAACAGGCCAGGCACCACATTCGACCCTTTCACGAAGATTATTAAGAAGGCGATCGCAATGGGGATAAATATCCCCTACCCTGTCGCCTTCAAGGACGTGGAAGGGGTCAACTTCGCCGGCTTCCGCTCCGCCATGCTCGATGCCTGGCGGGTATTCATGATGCACCGCGTCTGGCTCGGCGAAGATACCTGCCAGCCTATCTATACGATGCTGCAGGAAGAGGCCTACCTCAAGGGGGAATTCGATGTCCCGGATTTTTACGTGAACATCTATGCCCTTACCCGTGCCGACTGGCGCGGATCCCCGAAGGGAGATATCGAGCCAATCAAAGCGGTCCAGGCGGACGCGCTCGCGATCCAGAATAATATCAAGACCCGCGCTGAGGCTATCGCCGAACGCGGCGGCGAACTGCGGCCCACCCTTGACCAGCTCCAGGAAGAACAGGAAATGATGAGGGAACGGGGCCTTACGGAAGAAAAGATCACACCCGAAAAATCAGAGCAGTGGGCGGAAAAAGAAAACAGGACCGGCGACAGCGATGTCGACGACATGAAAGGAGCAGGCGATGAAGCTTGAATATACCGGCGCGCTCATCCATAACACGCCCTGGGCGGTGACCCCCGAGATGCTCCAGGAGATCTGCCGCATATACGCCGACCACCGCGACGGCAAGACCCCTGACATCAAGGCCATCGAGGCACAGCTCGGCAGGCCTCTCAACAACGAGCAGAAGCCCTACCAGGTCAAAAACGGCGTAGCAATAATATCAGCATACGGCGTGATAGCGAAGCGCATGGACCTCTTCATGGAGATCTCCGGCGGGATCCCTGTCGAAAAGATATCCGCCGATTTCAGGACCGCGCTCGCGGACCCGCTGATCCACACCATAATCCTCGTGCTTGATTCCCCGGGAGGCTCCCTCGACGGCATCTTCGAGTTCGCGGACCTGGTCTACGGATCCCGCGGAATAAAAGACATCATATCCCTCGCGTACGGGACCATGGCGTCCGCCGCGTATCTCATCGGCGCCGCGGCATCCCGGGTGTATGCGACCGATGTGGCCGCGATAGTGGGCTCCATCGGGGTGATCGCCGTCCACAGAGACACTTCAGCCAGGGAACAGGGAGCGGGCATTGTCACCACGAAGATCTACCGCGGCAAATACAAGGGGCTTGTCTCCGACGGTCCCCTGACCGAAGAGGCCCGCATGACCATCGAGGAGAAAGTGGATTACTACTATTCCCTCTTCATCAATACCATTGCCCGTTATCGCGGGGTAACCCCGGAGACGGTGCTCACCAGGATGTCCACTGACGTAAAGGACTATTTCATCGGCCAGCAGGCAGTCGATTCAGGCCTCATCGACGGCATCATGACCCTTGATACTATGATCGACCTTGCCGGCAATCCGGCAGGAATAAAAAACTCTGGAGGAATGACAGCCTCCGGGAAGGAGAAGAGCATGTCAGATAAAGTTATCACCACAATCGAACAGCTCGCCGCCGCTTACCCGGAACTTACGGCAGCGGTACGCGAGCAGGCAGTAAAAGACGTCGACCTGGAAGGCCCCAGCGCGCAGGCAGCGGAAGCAGAGCGGACGCGCATCCTGGGCCTCGCCGGGGCACACTTCGGCAAGGAGGAGGCGGACCAGTTCGCCGCGATCGTCAAAAGCGGCGCCACCGTCGAGCAGTATGCCGCTTTCAGGGCGGCGAACCCCGCGGTCTCCGTCACGCAGACCGGTGAGGAGAAGAAGAAGGAAGAGATCCTTGCAGGCCTGAAAAAGACCGGCGCGGGGGATCCCGGCACCGAAACCGATCAAACAGGCGACGGTAAAGATTTCATGACCCTTGTCGAAGAGCACATGGCCGCGAACAAATGTTCGAAGTTCATCGCCATGCAGGCCATCAGGACCAAGCATCCCGCAAAACACGCGGATTACATCAATAAAGCCAACACAGGCAGAGGGAGGTAGACCATGAATCCAGGAATCAAAACATTCAAAGCAGGCGAGGCCCTCGAGGCGCACCGCCGGGTCAAGATAAAAAGCGGCACGACAACGACTCCCCCGGAAGTCGTCTATGCCGACGCGGGCGAAGACTACATCGGCGTTACGGAATACGCCGTCCTCATCACCGAGGATGTCGCCGTAAGGCTCTCCAATTATCCCGGCACGTTCGAGATCGAATGCACCGTCGACTCGGCGATCGCCCGCGGCACGGTCCTCTACGGCGCAAACGACGGCAAGGTCTCCGACGCCTCGAGCGGCACCGCCCAGGGCATCTCCCTGGAGGCCGCCGCGGAAGGCCAGGTCATCGAGGTGGCGCCGTGGAACGTGAAGGCAACAACCGCCGGGACGGTCAGCGTCGCCGACACGGGAGAAATCATCACCGGCACCACCGTCGAGGCAGCCCTCGTGGAGATCATGAAAGGCATTAAGACCGCTCAGTACACCATCGCGCCGTCCGAGATGAGGCTTGAATCCGGCGCCGCCCTCGCCGCGTTCGTTGACGGGTCCGTCGACGGCTGGGCCCAGATGAGCAGCAAGGCAATGGCCATCAGGTGGAATCCGGGGGCAAATCCGACAGACATCATGGCACAGTTTGTCATGCCCCAGGACTATGACGACACCAAAGACGTTGTCCTCCATCTCATGGGCACGATCATCAAGGCAGGAGCGGAAGTGGCGGACAGCCCCGTTGTCACGGTGGAGGCATACTTCGATGAAGCAGGGGCGGCCCCGGGCGCGGACACGGACTGCGGCGGGGATTCGGGAGAATTCACCGCTGACGGCACCCTTGAGGAAAAGACCCTGACCATCACCGCGGCCAACGCGCGGGCAGCGCCCACGGTCCTCACGGTCGTTTTGCATCCAAAAGACGGACAGCTCGGCACCGACGACTTCGCGCTTCTCGCCCCGTGGCTCGAAGTAACGCGCAAATGTCTGACAGCATAATGAAAAGGAGGTAAAGAGATATGAGATCATCGAACACAAACGCCATATACAGGCCGGACCTGGGAGTCGCCGTCATGGAACACATCGAGACCCCGACCATGGGCCTCATCGGGCTCCAGGTCATGCCGATCTACGAGGTCAACGACCAGTCGTCAACGTTCCCTGTCATCCCGAAAGAGGTCCTGCTCAAGCTCCCCGACACCGCCCGCGCCCCAAGAGGACATTACAACAGGTCCGACTGGAAGTATGAAGAGGGCCTGTACGCCACGAAAGAGAACGGCTGGGAAGAGCTTATCGACGATAGCGAGGCCGCGAAGCTCAACAGGCGCGTGCCCGGGCTCGCGGACACGATCGCGACAAAGAGGGCCATGACGATCATCCTGAAATCCCAGGAGAAGAGGGTCTCCGACAAGTTGTTCAACGCCTCGAACTTCACGGCCCACGCGGTAACGAACGAATGGGACGACCTCACCAACGCGACGCCCATCGCCGACGTCCTGACCGGCAAGATCGCCTTCCGCTCCGCCTCCGGCATGGACCCCAACGCGCTGATCATAAGCTGGACAACGGCCCAGCAGCTCCCGAACGTGGCAGAGATCAAGGACAGGATAAAGTATACATACCCGGGGATCGATATCGCCAATATCGGCCCTGTCGAGCTCGCCCGGGTGCTCGGGGTGCCGCGCATCCTTGTGGGCGGCGCGATCTACGATTCGACCGGCAAGAACGTCGCCTCGACGCTCGCGGACGTCTGGGACAACGAGTATGCCGCCCTTGTGCGCATAGGCCAGGATCAGAATGATATCCAGGAGCCCTGCGTGGGGCGCACGTTCCTCTGGACCGAGGATTCACCCCAGAACCCGATCGTGGAGGTCTACAGGGAAGAAGGCAACAGGTCGGACGTGTACCGCGTGCGGCATAACACGGATGAGTGCCTCCTGAAGTCCTTTGACAAGGACGGGAACGTGGTGAGCAACATCGCTTCAGCATGCGTCTACCTGTTCAGCAACATCACCACGAAGTAACACGCACGGAAGAATACAGAAGAGGTGGGACCAAACCCCGCCTCTTCTGAAAAAGGAGACGCCATGAAGACAAAAAAGATAAGGACAAACGCCTGGGTCATATTCGAGGGCAAGCAGATCCCGCCCGGCACCGTCCTTTCGGTCGGAAAGGATATCGACGAAAAACAGGCGGCTGCATTGCTGTCGATCGGGAAAGAGGCCTCGGCGGTCGAGCAGGGACCGGAAGCGCCTCTTCTCAGTACGAACAAACCCGACGAGGATAAACCTGCGGACAAACCTGATAAGCCAGGAAAGGATAAATGACCGAGCACGCCCTGCTGGCATTCTTATCGATCCTGACGACGATAGCGTGCTGCCTTCTCGGGATACTTATTGTGAGCCTGAGGAGCTTCAAGAAGGAAATGAAGGACGGTCTGAATGAGGTATGGGACCGGGTGAACCATCATTATCACAACGGCGGGGGCAACGTCGTGATCCCCACCACGGCCCCGAGGAAATGAGCATGGATGAAGAGCTGAAGATAATTGTTTCTATCGACAACAGGATCCTGCAGGCGTGGGGGGAAGCCACCAAGGAAGAGAAAAAGGATTTTGTCGCCGCGGCCCTCAAGGATCCTGAATTATGGCTTGTGTTCTGGGACCATTCATCCGGCGCAGCAAGAAAAAAATTCGTCGAGATGCTCATAGGCACCCGCTGTACGCTCATCGAGCAGATGATCATTGAGCACAAAGCAAAATTAATACCGGATGATAAAGTATCCGGGAGGGAGGGGTAACGATGATCCCATATATCGTCGTATTTATCATCGCTTTTGTGATCGGTTTTTTCATAGGGGTTCTTTTCGCGAAGCGTAACCCGGCGATCGTCGAGAAGGTCAACGAGGCGTACCTGAAAGGCAAAAAGGAAGCAGAAGAGGAACTGAAAGAGAAGCTCGCCCAGGCTGAAAAACTTATACGATCGAAGACGGGAAGCATCGAGATCCCGCAGATCAATATAAGCGCGGCAAAAAAGTATCTTCTCCGATTCGTCCCTCCGCTTGCCGCCCTGATGCTTTTAATCATCATACTCAGGCCCGGCAACATAGAGGTCGTCCTGTACAAGCTCTGCCTCGTACTGATCGCCATGATCCTGGCAGAGGTCGTATGGATTCTGTTTTTTAAATCTGTTTTCGGAAAAGTCGAGGAGACAAGGTCTTATGACAAAAGGTCTATCCTTATTTTTCGCGGCGCTCTGTACGCTGCTATTATCCTGGCTGTGTGCCTCGGACTGTAGCGCGCTTGACCGCTGCAGGAAATACCGCCCCCAGGTGATCAGGGAGGCGCGGTATCACATCGGCATGGACGCGCCCTATTATCTGTTCCTGGGACAGATCGAGCAGGAGTCGCGCTGCAACGAAGGTGCTACCGCCTTTGACGGAGGCATGGGGCTTTCGCAGTTCATGCCGGCCACCGCCGGGTGGATCCACGAGAAGGAAGAGGAGCTGCAGGAGATCTCCGTTGAGCCTGCCCCTTACGACCCCGGGTGGTCGATCCGCGCCCTGATCCTTTATGACCGCTGGCTTTACGGAGTTGTCGCCTGTCCCGGCTGGTATTTTGTGTTCCGCGGATACAACGGAGGCTGCGGCAATCTCAACAAGGAGATCCGGCTCGCGGGATCCTGTGACTACTATCTCGTCGAGCAGCAGTGCAGGCGGAAGATCATCCGGCTCAAATCCGGCAGTTACCTCGATATGTGCCGGGTAAACATCGAATACCCGTATCTGATATTCGAGAAAGGAGAAAAGTATCGATGATGGATCTTGCCGACGGTCTGGAGAGATTGTTTATATTCACGCCCATTATCATGTTTGTGATCCTGCTGAGCGCCCTTGATTATATCACCACCAAAAAAGTCCTCAAGGCAGGAGGGGCCGAGGTGAACAGGTTTATTAAATGGTGCATCGAGAAGAAGATCTTCACGCCGTGCAAGATCGCGCTGACGCTTATTGTGGTCGTCATCATATGGCATTACGGCCCCCGCCACCCTGTCTTAATCGCCTTTACCGGAGGGTATGTATGCGGAGGGTATACCTTCATCGTATGGAACAACGTGAGACAGCTATGTATTTTGAAACGAAACTTAAAATAGCGGTCTTTGGCCTCGCGGGGATCCTCCTGCTGGTCATCGCCTCGGCGATCTACGCCTGGTTGAAGAAGCCGGCCTTCCTCACAACCACGGAGTATGTCAGGGTCCCGGAGATCAAGGAGGTCGTCAAGGTAAAACGCGTCAACGTCCCAGGGCCGAAGGAGATCGTTACGATCGAGAAGCCCGTGATCGTAGAAAAGCTCAAGCTCCCTGAGGATATCGCTCAGGACCAGAACAAACAGATCACCGCTACAGGCGAGATTCCGCCCTATGAAGGGAAGACAAACGTTGTGGCGGTTATGGACACACAGGCCGGTACATCGGAGATCATCGCGAAACAGCAGCCCTTGCCCTTTATTGCTTTCAAGAACGAGAAAGAGTTCGGGATTAGGGCAGGCCTGGACACGATAGAAGGCAAACGCGGGGATCTGTACGGCCGCTGGACCTTTTTCCGGATCGGTTCTGTACATCTTGCGCTCTATGGCGAAGGCAATACGCGTCCGGAAGGCAAGGCAATGCTTGACATCTCATACAGGTGGAAATGATGACCAGCTCCGACACGATCTTCAACGACGCGCTTGCCGATATATTCGCAACCATCGGCAACGACGTCATATACAGCGACGTCACTATCAAGGGCGATAAGAAAAGCGAGCCCTGGAAGATTGTCAACGGCATCGAGACTGCTGCCCTTGTCTACGAATTCATCGATGCGGATATCGCCGGCATAAAGCACAATGACACGATGACGATCGGCGGGACGACATATTACGCCATACTCATTATGCCTCAGGGATCCGGCACGACGCTCGTCACCCTTTCAACAGATCCGGAGGCAGGCAATGTCTGATTCTGTGCGCTATCAGATCATCTCCCTCGTAATGGCCCGCATGAAGACGATCAAAAAGACCGCCTCCTATAAGACCGATCTGGGGAACAATATATTCCATATGCGGCCTACTCCGCTGCAGGACACAGAAGCGCCCGGTATGAACATCCTGGACCATGATAATGAGAAGGCTCCTTCGGCGGCCGCCGGACGATACCGCAATACTATCTCCATCGATTTGGAAATATCCCTCGCCGCCGGCACGGCAACTATCACCGATTGTTATGATGTGATCGAGGATGTGTTAAAAGCCATCGGAATGGACGATCAATGGAGCGGTCTCGCGGATGATACACAGCCGAAGGGCGACAAGATAGAGATCGACCAGGACGGGAAGATCACCGGAAAGGTGACCGTCTCGATAGAGATAGAGTACGAGACCGCAAAGTGGAGTTTTTAAAATAGATGATCAAGGAGGCATCGATGCAGTACAGACTGAAATCCAACGAAGCACCATTTGAAATTGTAGACGGGCCCATGGCCGGCAGAAAATTCGCCGCTGGCGTGATCTATGAAGAAGTCCCGCCGCAGGAGGCCCACAGGTTCGAAGAAATCGCCCGCGATTTCGAATCTGACTTTGCTGCCGCCGGCAGCGATAACGGAGGTGAATAATGTCCAGAGATTACAGGAACGACTATAACCTTTTTGCCGTATCGCTCCTTACCAAAGAGACGGCGCTCAATACCGAGCAAACCCTTTCTCATTCGCTTCTTGTGGACCGCGGCGACGTCCTGCAGCTCAAACCGCGCCGCGAGACGAACGAGGACGAGATGACCGGCAAGGAAGAGCCCGACAGCATTTATGATCTCGGGTACCTCTCCGAGATAACGCTAAATTTCAACAAGGCAAAGCCGCAGGATTTTCTTCTTGCCCTCGGCTACAGCTTCGGGTCCATTTCTTCTGCGGCCTGGGGTACAGGCTACAAGCATACGATCTCGCCCATAGCAGGCCCCGACATGCCGGGGATCACTGGAGGCATGCGCTTTGGCAATACGATCCTGAAACGCCTCTGCGCGTCACTGTTTATCGACCAGGTCACCAGTGCTTTTGCAAAGGATTCTTGGGCCAAATGTGTTGCCGCCGTGAAGGGCACCGGGAAACATACCCACAATTACACAGAGGAAAGTGTCACCGCGATGTACAACGCCTCTTCCCTTACCCTGGCCGCAAACGGGGTGCAGGGTTCCACTGCCGCGCTGCGTCTCGACAATGTTCAGCAGATCCGCGTCCAGGTCCCGACCACCAACGAATGGGTTGATGTCTCCTTCAGCGCTGTATCCGCTGCCACGCCGGCGGTCATCACGATCAGCGCACCAGGAGGGACCGCAACGTCCACGACATACAAGATCCTCTATGTCCCGACAGAGCCTGCCTGGTGTACATTTCCCGCGAGGGTCACGGAATCGCCGCTCCGGGTGACGGACCTCGTCGTGAAGCACGGCGGGAAATGGAACGGATCGTCTTTCCTCGGCGGCCGCACGGTCAGCGAAGAGATCGAGAGCATCGAGCACGTCCTCAATAACAATATGGCGATAGAATACCGCGTCGGTGGCACCGGCACATATGCGAACTATGCGAAAAAAGGCGGCCGCTTCCAGACATTGAAGTTTGACAGGCAGATGCGCGAGGCGATCCTTCAACAGCGCATCTATTCCAACGAGACATTTGGCGTCTATATGAAGGCCACGGGCGCGGAATTCGAGACCGGAAAAAACTATTACGTGGAATATGTTTTCCCGAAGTGCGCCGTTATTGACGCCCCGATCAGTGCGAAAGACAAGGTGATCGGCGAAGTTGGAGATCTCCGCGTGCTCGAGGACGATACCTACGGCAGCGCGATCATAACCGTAGCAAACAAGATAGCGACGTGCGCGGCGTAATCGCCCCGCAGGCAATAGGAAAGGAGCCGATATGGGTCTGATTATTCGGAAAATCGACAGAAAGACCGTCCAGGGGAAATGGTATGAAAGGGTGCTTTTCGGGTGCCCGGTGCGTTTCAGGATCCGCCCGAAGACCAATGTAGTAACAAAAGAGATACGGGAAGAGCACAAGCGGATGGAAAACGGCGTGGAGGTCTACGACGAACTGGCGATCCTCGACGCCCTGCAGGATTATCTCCTGGAAAGCTTTGAAGGCTTCGATGAAGAGCCCGGCAAGCCAAGGGAGGTCAATCTCGACAACAAAAAGGCCGTCCTGCTGATGGATGTCCCGATGGGCGAGGTCTCGAACTGGACGTTTGTTCTGGACAAGGCGGTCCAGGACGGGATTGAGGTCTATAAAGACGCCCTAAAAAACTGAAAGACCTCGCCGTGCATTACTGCACCGGCGAGGCGTGCCAGATACATCCGGAGAATGCAGAGTTATGGCGGATATTAAAATATACCTCCAGGCAGTGGCGATGCACAACAATGGGCGCCACCGTCCCCATGGGCGGCACGATCATCCGTCGGAAGTTCTATGGCCTCGATCTCAATGTGATACTTACGGCAGCCGGGGCGAGAGGGATAGACATCGATGATGAATTCCTCGAAAAGGTCAATATATTTGAAGGGGCCGTCCTGGACATCCTCAACGGCGGCGAGGACGAAGGTACTTGTACCGATGCCGACCGCGAGCGTTGTATATACGAGATGGGTGGCGAGGAGTTCATAGAATGGAAATGCGCGAAATGCAAAAAGAAGATAAAGGGGGATTGATGTGGCCGACGATATATCAAATGTAATCCTTAAGGGCGATCCGAATGCATTGATCAAGGCGTTCGACGCCGGCGCCGCCAGGGCAAAGAAATTCGATTCAGAGATGAAATCCGTCACCAATACCATTCAGGGGCAATGGCGCTCGTTGACAGCCATGGTAGCCGCCCCTCTTACGGTTGTTGGTCTTATTTCCATAGCGCGTCAATCCCTCGAGACCATGGACCGCCTCGACGAGCTTTCTGAAAAGATCGGCGTCGGTACGGAAATGCTCCAGGTCTTTGAATATCAGGCAAAGCTCTCGGGCCTCGGCGGGGAAGAGCTTGCGGCCGCCCTCGGCAAACTGTCAAAAAATATGTTCGAGGCATCCTCCGGAGGAGGAAGCGCAGGCGATGCATTCAAGGCGCTCGGGCTTAACGTGAAGGATGCAGACGGCAAGCTCAAATCCACCGATCAAATGCTTCTTGAGATCGCCGATAAATTCAGTAAGACAGAGGATGGCGTTGCCAAAACCGGCCTTGCAATGCAGCTCTTCGGCAGGTCCGGGAAAGAACTGATACCATTCCTTAACCAAGGCAAAGAAGGGATCGATAGCATCCATCAGGAAATGGAGCAGCTCGGGATCCTTATGGATGAAAAGACCATTAAACTTGCCGCTCAGGTAAATGATCAGTTCGACAAGATAGGCATGGCAGCAAAGGGCCTCGCCCTGAACATCATGGGAGAACTCCTGCCATCCCTCGATAACGGATCAAAGGCGCTATTGCAGATTACCAAAGATGAAGAGTTGGTCAAAAGCTGGGCTCAAAATATATCAATTTTTCTAAAAGGTGTTGCATCTGCAGCAGTTGGGGTAGCGGCCGCATTTGATATAATGGGTACTGCAATTGGTGAAAGCCTCGCCAGGGGACAGCAGTTTATAAATAAAATTACACAGGGCGGGAAAAAAGATGTTTATAACAGTATGTTCCTGCGGCCTGAAAATTTTGCCGAGCAGGCGAAAGAATTCAATAGCATGTTCACGGGGAAATTCTGGCAGGATTTGTCAGAAGGAGATAAATCTAAATTAAATAAAAAGATTGAAAGCTACAGTGACATCATAAAAGGCTTCTGGGATGTAACTAATAAGGCCTCCGCTAAATCCGCTGCCGGATCGGCCAATGCAAAATCATCCCTTGTTATGCCCCTCACCGGCGATCAGCAAAAGGCCATTGACGACTGGGAAAAAAGGATGATCGGGGTCCGCTCTGAGATCGAGAAAAACCAGTATGATATGGATGGTTATTTCAAAAGCCTCATCGACATCAAGAAGAAATATGATGAAACGGTTGCCGATGCGCAGCGGACCATGAAAGAAAAGAATATAACACTCGATCTCACTCCCGTGGAGCAGCTAAAGCAGGTCTCCGAATTAAAAGCCTTGCAGGATTTCAGGAAGAGGATCGACGACGAGATAAATAAAGAGGCTCTGAAAGGCGCCCAGGACCGCGCCACCATCATGCTCGACAATGAAACATATATCAATACGCGGCTGAAACAGGATTGGGAGAACAGGGTCGAGGAGGAGAAAAGGACCGCAGGCCTGCAGTATGCGAACCTGACGAAGCTCCTCATCCTCGGCAAGATCAACCAGGAAGATTACTGGAAGAATATCGAAGCCCTTGAAAAGGCCTCCGGAAAGCGCCAGCTCGATATCATCGATGAGAAAAACCGCAATATCCTCGAGGCGGAGACCTCGCACCGCATAGCAATGCTGAACGCCGCAGAGAAAAATATGGATATGCCTCAGTATCAGGCAAGCGCCGGCCGAGCGGCAGCATATCAGACATTGATCCAAAGTTATACAGCGGATCTACAGAAGGCCAACGATGCCGGCGACAAATTGATTGCCCTAAACCTGCAGGCCAAGATCGATGAAGCAAATGCGAAGCTGTTAGAAGAGAACATGATTCTCAGGGAACAGGGGGGCATCTTCAGCGAAGGTCTTATATGGGGCGTCAAAGAATACGCCTACACAATGAAAACGGAATTCCAGTACGGCAAAGAGCTTGTCAAGGATACGGCCGCCGAGATGAAGGATTCTTTTAAAAGCTCCCTTGATGACATGCAGGATAGTACATTCGACCTCGAAGATTCCATCATAAATATGTGCAAAAAGGTAACGTCGGTCTTCAATGATATGTGCGCCGATATGTTGATAAATTGGCTCTATACCGGCGACGCGATGAAAAAGGCATCATCCGGAGATACCGGAGGAATAATCGGCAGCGCTATCGGATGGGTTGCAAATTTATTCAAACCGAGCGCTTCCGGATATTGCACCGGCGTTGGCGACTGGACGCTTGGCCTCAGCTTTCATCGCGGCGGCATGCCCTACGAGCCGACCTTCACCCGTCCCCTTCCCCCATGGACGTTCATGAACGCAGACCGGGCCCATACAGGCATAGGCCCCCGCGAGCGGGGCGTAGTCATCACTGATGAAGAAGGCATCTTCACACCCGGCCAGATGAAGGCCATGGGCCTTATGGCGAACAGAGGCGCAATGAACGTTAAAATCGAGTTGAAAAACGAATCCGGTATACAACTTGAACAGGACGAACAGCCTGAGATTAGGTTTGATTTCGAGAATATGGTCATCACCACGATAATCCGCCGAGCCCGTAGTGATCGTAAATTCCGCGAAACTCTTCGGGGAGGGAAGACATATTGAGCATTGTCCTTGATAATGTGGAATATGATTTTGTATCACCTCCGCCATATAATGGATATAAGCCCGTTCGCGTGGCGCCGAAAGTACGATTTCAAGCAGTGGCAGGATATGCCCAACAGCGCGAACAATACCCGAATGCAATAAAGAAGATCCAGATAGATTTTAAAATGCAGCTCGATGCGGAGAATAATCTTTTGTCCGCCTTCATCGATCAATATAAATCGGAACCATTTTGGTACGTGCTCCCCACAAGCCTGAAACCTCGGCCGGATGGCAAGATATACCCTATAGGTATATGGTGCAGAATCATCGATGATGAGATCCCTGAGGAGCCTACCGGCTCTGGATATTTCTGGCATCGCAAAATTACTTTGGAATCAATAGGCCCGGAGGTAATTGGCACACCTCCGGACGAATAAAAGGAGAAGCATGTCGCGCACCATTCCAGATAATGAGCATCTTAAATTTAATCAACCATCAAGGTGGGTTGCGCTTTTTGATGTGGAACTGGATGATGGTATGTACTATAGAACCCCGAATCCGGAAGCAATCGAGGCAGATGGCCACACATATGATCCTTTTCCTATTCTCCTTGAGGAACTAAAAGAAGATTCTTCGGGAGATATTGCTTCTATCAGATTGATCCTTTCCAATGTTGAGGGCGCACTCTCGGAAAAATTCAAGCAGACCCGCGAGGTTGAAGGCTATTCGGTAGTATTCAAACAATACTCGGTAGAGACAGAAACGGTAATATTTGAAGAAGCGCTTGAGATCATAGGCATTGAAGATATCACCCACGACACCATTGTGCTTTCGGTGGGTGCTTTTAATCCTTATCTGGCGCAGCTTTTGACAGAAAAGTTTTTGACTGATTTTTGCTGGAATCGTTATAAGGGCAAGGGCTGCTGGATTGCAAAACCGGATGGGACATTTACCCAGCCTGCCGGCTTCACTTTAGGATCCCCGGATACATGCAGTCATGACATGGCAGATTGTAAACGCCACGCGAATATCGCCCGGCTGAATGCTTTCCCCGGCATACCTGGCGGAGGTGGGTATGTATAGAAAGACGTCCCCAGGCCGGCGTGAGATTATTGCGGAGACCCCGCAGGATTGGAAAAATTTGGTTGGCACGGCCTATGCCCTGGGCGGGCAGGATCGTACCGTGGGGCTTAATTGCTATGGTCTGGTCCGCGAGGTCTACAAGAGCCTCAGTGTGGAGCTGCCATTGAGGAGTGAGATTGCCCTCACGGCCGAGCTGGTGCAGACTGAAGGAAAGAACTGGATTAAAATTCCCGCACCGGAACCATATGCTGTTGCCCTCATGCGCTCTGTAGAGGGGCTGCACCTGGGAGTGGTGACTCCCGATATGCAGCTTTTGCGTTGCGATACAAGCAAGGGTGTCGTGGTATCACCGTTGAAACGCTACGATCATATCATTCTCTCGTATTACCGGTATAGGCCGGGTGGAGAAGAAACGCTTCCTGTCGCCGGCAAGGGCGATGTGGGCCGTGCCATCGGTGGGGTATTAACGGCCGTCGCGGCTTTTGCCCTGGCGCCCATGACGATGGGCGGGTCCCTGGCTGGATGGTCGGCATTATCCGGATGGGCGCTTGCAGGCGCAATAGGTGCATCAATGGCCATTACTATTGCCGGCAGCATGGTCGTCGACGCTCTTTTCCCATTGCCGCCCGCGGAGACGCCGGCGCTCTCCGGGTGGGATAATAATCTCAAGGATTCCCGGCACTATACATGGGACGGGATTGTGAATGATACACGCCCCGGTTTGGCCAAACCGTGGCTTTTTGGCATGATGAAAGTCGGCGGGCAGATCATCTCCGAAAAAACCCGCTATGACTCTGAAGGCAATGAATATCTCGATATGCTATTATGCCCGGTCGGCCACCGCATCACACGGTTTGACGATATTCGCATCAATGATACGGAATATATTTATTATGACCAGGCTCAGATCGCGATGCGGCCGGGAGACGATGAGCAGGGGATTATCGACATATTCAATAAGATTTATACCCAATACCGCTCCGGAGCAAAAATACCCTACGATGCGAGCCTGGACGACCCAGATAGCTCCCTTGCCTTCACTGCAAAAAAGGATATCACTGGTTGCCGCTTTGTTCTTTCCGCCCCGCGAGGCATCTATGAGATAGTTGGCAGCACCCCTTGTGCCCGTGACGTGGTCTGCCGCCTTCAGTATAAAAAACATATTGATAGCATATGGAGTTTTGTCCTCGGTGATGCCGCATGGGGAGATGAGATACCATTCATTGATCGCGCATCGGGGGTTTTCTCCGGTACATCCAACCCGTACACGCTGACCGACACCGGATCAGGCGGAGGTGCTGATGCTAATTTTAGCGATAAGGTCCCGGCCGCCGCCGACTTCGAGCTTGTCATTGGAGGATCGACATATTATTGTACACAAACAGGCACGCTTGATGCGACAACGATACAATTTAATGCATTCACCGATGCGGGACGGAGCGTTGCCAAGACGGGCGCGTTTATAGACGGGGTATATAGGATACAGGACGGGGATCTTACGTTTTCCACAACCGGGTTCACCGGGAGGATATGGACCGGGTTCAATACCGATATCGATATAAATGCAATCAAGTTTCGTCTGATCAGCCATCCAACTGTAGACGGCTCCACAACGTTCACATTTTCCCGGTATCGTGTTTATTATCGTAAATCCGGGGCATCAGCATGGACCCTGCACGGCACATACGAGATTGGCGCATGTTATTACGGTTATTCCGCTGCCGGGAGCTGGGACATTGTAATATCCGGCCTTGATCTCGATAAATACGATGTGCGCATTGATTGGGCAAGCGATTGTTGTACCAACCCGTCAGGCACGCATAATGTCAATGCCTTTGCTATCGATAATGTCTATCTCTCGGCACAATCGGAGGATCATACTATTAGTGGCGATTCGTCAAACCCGTTGGAAGCGGTTACGCAGGTGATTGAGCTCCTCAATCTGGAGGAAGATACATATAATTTTCGTATATGGCGCACCACGGAAGATAAAACATCCGTGCTCTGGAGCGACGATATTTTCCTGAATACATACTCGGAGATCATAGATCAGGAGCTGTCCTATCCCGGGCACGCTCTGATTGGAGTATCGGCCATGGCCACGGACAGGCTATCAGGCACAAGGCCCGCTATTACGAGTATTGCCATCGGCCCGCCACTATCCATACCCGATGAGGAGGATCGCTACGATACCGAAGTCGCAGAGGATGAGGGTCTGGTGACCGGCACGGGCAATCTGGTCAACACCATTACCGTCGATGGTATGAGAAAGGTCATTGTCGAGGATAGCCTGCCGGCACCGGGGAATTCATCGATACTTTATTACTGGCTTGTATTTATGGATTCCGAAGGGTATGCTCAGCCGGACCGGTTGCTCACGAAGTTCTACAAGCGTATTCATACATGGGGGCATTCCTTTGTGATCACCGGCGCAAACGATATTCTGAAACTTTCCTATGACGGAGGATCTGCGACGGATGTGGATATCCCTGATGGTGACTACACGGGCGATGATCTGGCGCTTGCCTTGCAGGCAGCCATTGACACGGCATTTACCATATCGTCAACGGTGACATTTGATGGTTTGACCAGAAAATTCAACATCGATGCCGGCGCCGGGCATACCTTCACATATACTCACACAGGGAGTGATGCCGGCGCAACGCTGGGTTATACCGGGGATCACCCGGCAGCTCAGACGATCACGAGCAACGTGGCCACAACCCCCCGGACACGCCTATATCTGCAATCAACTGATGCGATCCCCGCCGGCACGGAGATCATGGTATTCTGTGAAAATTATGGCGACACGGATTCTCTGACATGGGCGCTTGCAAAGATAATGCTCGAAGGTTCCCATGGCAGGATCACGGCTGATAAAATTATCTGGGATTCCCTCGCGGAATTCGATGAGTATAATAAAGAAATAGTTGATGGAGAGCAGCGCCACAAATTTGATGCATTGATAGATTTCAGCGAGGACCTTTGGGGGTTGGTGCTGCGGATTGCGCAGCAGGCCGAGGCGCAGATAGTACCGTATGGGAATAAATTCAAGATCATTATCGATAAAGCCGTCAGCGTCCCGGTCCAGATATTTGGGGAAGGAAACACAAAGAACGTTCATGTGTACCCTATCCCTGGGCGCGAACGGGCAAATATACTCGTCGTCACATATAAGGATGAGAACTTGAATTATGACGATAAAACGATCAGCGAGGAGGACGTCCAGGAAGGCGAATATCCCATCATTAAGACACTATCTCCATTGGTAGGTGTCACGCGTGAAACAGAGGTACGAAGATACTTAAGGCGGTTGCTCCGGTATAACCGATATGTGGATCATGAGATTGAATTTGAAGCCGGTAATGAATCTATCGAAGCAGAGACCGGCGATGTCTTCGCGTTTCAGAGCCAGGCCAACGATTTCGCTGCAAGCGGGAGGATCCAGGGGACGAACAATACAGGCGACAAGGTCGTCCTTGACAGGCTCATTACGATCGATTCCGGGGAAACATACCGGTTGCGTGTATGGGGGTCAGACGGGGCAATATACACTTGGCAGGGCGTGCTCACGGGGGAGACAATACAGGAAATATCAAAACCAACAGGGCTGGCGGTCGATAATGAAAAACCATATGAATGCAATTATATCCTATCTAAAACAAGCGAGATCAATACCCTGTACAGGACAAAATGGATAAAGAGGAGCCCTGATACAATGTTCTCGACGATCAGGGGCATAGTATATCGTGAAGAAGTGTACGATTAAAAGGAGGTGGCGAATATGTCAGTATTCCCCGACGCGTTATATGCATTATATGATGTACGGTATGTAAAGCGTGATGGGTCGAATTCCATCACTGGGGATATCATTCCTGATACGGATGGGGCGCGGTCTCTCGGATCATCCATAAAAAAGTGGTATAAGGGATGGCTCGCCCGTGTTGCAATCGACAGTATCGAATCGGATCTTATCCCCGACGGCGACAATACCCGTACGCTGGGGTCTGCAATCAAACGATGGACAGGCAGGTTCGGAGCCATCTTTGCATCGACTCTTGAGGTATCATCTCTCTCCGGGCAGGTTGAAACGGAAAATATCATCCCGAAGGCTACATCGACGTACTCCCTGGGGTCAGCTATCAGAAAATGGTTGCATGGCTATTTTGATCAGATCACTCTCGGGGGTATCGCCCGCTCGACCTGGCCTGACCCGGGAAGTGGGTCCCAATCGATGGACGATGTATATAACAACGGCTCCGAAGTCGCTGTTGATAATACTGATGTCGTTTTTAAATTGAGTGCCTCGAAGAGGTTTAAGATCACCAACGCCGATAAAACAGAGTCATATCTTGATATAACCGGCGGCGGGGAATGCATCGCAACATCCGGCAAAGAGGCGGAGAACGTCAAGGAGCTGATCTGGTATAGCGCTTACGGCGATGAGGTGACGACGACGAAGACACAGACGCTGTCGAACAAGACACTCACCTCGCCGGTCGTTAACGGGGTGGTGTCCGGCGGCGTGTCGTCGGCATCGGGGATGATCCTGAGCGACCTGATGCAGACGGCCCGGGAAACGATAGAGCTCATCGACTACACACCATAGGAGGATATCATGAGAAAAGAATTTACGGGCATGCTGCCCGGCGCAGTGAACAAGTTCGAGGAATTGATGGCGGCCGCCGGGGATCTCAGCCCTGAGATCCATAGCGGCTACGATTGCAGCATCGGACCGGACAACTACGCCTACTGGGGATGCGCCTGCCGGATAACCTGTACCGACATGGGAGAGCTTCGGTCCCAGGCGGAGGCCCTCGGCATCACGTGGCTTTCTGACGCCGGGGACATGGCGTATACAGGCGGCCGCACGATAGACGATTTCAAAACGTTCCGGGTCAACGGTGATCTCGAACTGACCCCGGAAGAGGAGGCAATATGAACCACACAAATCACCAGGTCATCATTCCGAAGTTTACCTACGCCGCCGAGGTTTCCGGCGTCACGTTCGGCGGGTTTGCATGCGATAAATACATATGCTCGCAGCCGAACGCCCGGCCGGACCAGGGCAGCCCTGATGTCGCACACAGCGGCGCCGCCGGAGCGGTCCCGGCCATTTCCCGGCCCGGAGTGCCGGTATGGGATTATATCACGCTGCCCCAGGCCATGATTGCCTGCGCAAACAAGGGGAAGGGATGGCACCTCATGACCCCGTTCGAGTGGGCGTCGCTGGCCTTCCTCGCAAAGATGCTCGGCACGCAGCCGCATGGCGGGAATGCAAATACGGACCCTCCAGCCGATGTGACCTACACCACGGAGATCGCGCTCCTGGACGAACATCTGCACGGGGAAAACGGATCTTATCATCGCGCCCTGCCCGGCACAGGGCCCAACACCTGGGCGCATAACCATCTCGCATCGGGGGTCTTCGACCTCCAGGGCCTGGTATACCAGTGGAATATGGGCCTGTTCATGCAGACCGACGGCCACGTGGACGTCCCCGGCTCTCTCGACGTGTCATACGCCAAGTCTCCCTACGGGAGAGGGACGATCAGCGGCTCCGGCGGCGCAGCGCCCACGCTCACCGTTGATGGCAGCGGTATCAACTGGCTCAAGGCGTGGACGGTAGATGAATTCAACGGCATGCAGGTCTATATAGCGGAAGCAGCGTCCGGGGCGGGGGCATTCTACACGATCACAGACACCACCGCTACGACGATTGTTCTGTCGAACGGGGATGCACCCGGGGATGGAGCGGCTACGTTCATCATCGTCAAGCACATCAGTACGGACATTACCTCCGGCATGACATCGGGGCACAAGATCCTCACGCTCAGGAACAGCGACGCCGACCTGAAGCCCTTCGCGCTGCCCGCCACTGCCGATGCGACCGGTGCGGCTGCATACGGGAATGACGGATACTATTTTGATAAGGCGGCCGTGCGGGCTGCGCTCCGCGGCGGCGACTTCGGCAGTGCTGCGCGCGCGGGGGTGTTCTATCTGTCCCTGAACTACGCGCCGTCGCATGCGGGCTACTACATCGGGTTTCGCGCCTGCAAAGCTCTGTAATCTGGTTTTCTGGAGACCTGTCTTATGTCGGACATGAAGAACCTGATAATATTCCAAAAGCATTATGACCTGATGCTTTACAGCTTCCCGATCATAGGCAGGTTTCCGAAGAACCAAAGGTATGTATTGGGCCAGCAGATAGAGAACATGATGCTGGACATCGGGAAATTGATTGTCCACGCCAACAAGCTGAAGCAGAAAAAGGGGAAACTTTTCGAGATCGATATCGAGCTGGAGAAGCTGCGCATGCTGATCCGGCTCGCCATGGACCTCAAGATGATCAGCCCGGCCAGGTTCGGGCTCCTCAGTGAAAAGATAGACGAGATCGGGAAGCTCCTTGGCGGATGGCTCAAAGCGTTGACATAGGGGCATGGTTGTTTTGGCTGCGATCCGCGGCGGCAACTTCAACAATGCTGCGCTCGCGGGGGTGTTCTATCTGAACCTGAACAACGCGCCGTCGAATGCGAACTACAACATCGGGTTTCGCGCCTGCAAAGCACAATCACAACCGCCGGACGCAAGGAAGGGATTTCCCTGCGCAGTGCGCGTCGCTTTGGAACCATGGCCCTCACCGCAAGGTGAAATACAAAAACGGGGGACGCGCGCCGGAGGGAACGATCTGAGGGGGCGCGTCCACAATAAGATGGCAAGGACTTATAACTACCTGTTTGAGAGGATATGCGATTATGAGAACATCTACCGGGCCTATCTCCTGGCGCGCAGGAACAAGCGTTACCACGGTGACGTGCTCGCCTTTACAGCGGATCTCGGGGGCAACCTGGCCTGTCTGCAAAAGCGCCTGATGACCAAAACCTACAAGACAGGGGCATACAAACATTTTACCGTTCAGGAGCCAAAGATGCGGCAGGTCGCGGCTCTTCCTTTTGCCGACAGGGTTGTCCATCACGCCCTGTGTAATATTATAGAGCCTGTCTTTGAGAGGGTGTTCATTCATGACAGCTACGCCTGCAGGATCGGCAAAGGCGTCCTCTCCGGTGTGAAGAGGACAACACAGTTCCTGAGGGCGGTAACGCGGGAATGCCCGCCGGCCTATTGCCTCAAATGCGATATAAGCAAGTATTTCCCGTCGATTGACCACGAGACCCTCAAACAGATCATCCGCAAAAAGATCTCCTGCCGGGACACGCTCTGGCTCATCTCGGAGATCATTGACAGCACAGGAGCACAAAAGGGCATCCCCATAGGCAATCTGACAAGCCAGCTCTTTGCAAATATCTACCTCAACGAACTGGATCATTACATGAAGGACGGCCTGGGTGTCCGGTATTACGTGCGGTATATGGATGATTTTATCATCCTTGACCCGCGAAAATCCTATCTCCACGACCTGCTGGACAAAATCGCCATGTTTCTCAGAGAGAAGCTCAAGCTATCGTTGAACAGGAAGACGCAGATATTCCCGGTGAAACAAAGGGCCATAGACTTTTTGGGATACCGGATATGGCCCGATCACAGGTTGCTGCGCAAGAGAAATGTCAAGAGGATGAAGAGAAAAATAAAGGCAATGATGAAAGGCTATGCTGAAGGCCGCATACACATCGAGGACCTGCGCGCCATTGTAATGAGCTGGCTGGGGCACGCAAAACATGCGGATACGTGGAGGCTCAGAAAGCGCGTTATTACACAGGACATAGCAGAATTACTGGATATATCAGTATAAATATAAAATAGGAGGGTTTTATCATGGATTTCAACGTTGAAATAAGAGGGCTCGATGCGATCATAAAGAAGCTGCGAGCCGGGCCCGAGGCGGCAAAGAAGGCGACCGCCCGTACCCTGAACGAAGCAGCCAGCGTCGGCCGATCGTGGGCAGCGAAAGAGATCACCAAAACGTACAATATTAAACAGGCGCGGGTGAGGGATAAACTGTCGGTGACATTCAAGGCCACCACTGCCGCACTCTATACGATAATTACAGGCATAGGCAGGGGTCTCGCCCTTACATATTTTGACGCAAGGCAACAAGGATTCAAGGTCCTCCGTGCCGGGCCAAAGGATTCCAAAGAAAAATACCTTGTGCGCGGGAGAGGCCGTCCGGGAGCTGTTACGGTTCGGGTTAAAAAAGCATCCGGTCGTAAGCAAGTGGGCACTAAATTCGGTCAAAAGCCATTCCTTGCAGTTATGCCATCCGGACATCTCGGTATATATGAGCGGGAAGGAAAATCCCGCACCCCCATTGTCGAGAAATTCGGTCCTGAAGTTGGCGGAATCATGCAGACGAAAGAGATCCGCGCCGGCGTAAAGAAAGCCATGCTCGAAAAGTTCAAGAAAAATTTTATGCACAATCTGGCGTTCTATATGGGCAGGGCCTCCAGGTCGTAAAACATACCTTTCGAATTTGCGTTCTGCGGGGACTTCCGGCACCATGAGGGTTATGTAGCTCTTCTCCCCGGAAACGTCAAAAATCCCCGGGGTTTTTATTGCATGGGGAGGGAAATTATTGCTTATCTATCTTGTCTATCGAATCTAAAAAGCTCTTATTCTTTTTTAAAATATCTTTAATCAGTGCATTCGCCCAGTGCTCCTCTGGGATAATCTTGATCGGGCGGCCTTTCTCCCTATATTCGACCGCTTTTTCAATTTTGCGCCCATGAGTTGTATGGATCCAGTCGCTGCTCCCTAGGATACCAATGACAAGATAATTTGTTTTTAAAGTTGGATTTGATTGTATAAGCCCTTCCCTTTTCATTATTTCCGATTCGCAGATACCCCTTGCACCGAAACAAAATTTTCCTGTCAAACAAAATATGTTGTTCGGGAATACAAGCTCCGGGAATGGCCGATCAAACGGGAGGGATGTCGAATAGTTATCGCAAACCTTTTTTGCTTCTTTCTCACCAGTGAATTCCTGGAGTAGATCAAACAGTTCTTTTCTTTCTTTTTCGTCGATCACAGTATCAATGAGCATCTCCTCTATGCGAGCCGCTATGATGTTTGCAGGCCATTCATCAATCACATTTTCATTTATTTTCAGCCATTGTGTTAAAAAGGAGGCTTCTTCTGTGGTGACCATCTGGTCGACAACGATGCCTTTGCAGATGCCGATCAATTCATCGATATTCCGGTCTGTTAACCGCGCCCTGTTAAAATTGCGATTGACAGGCTGGCCATGTTCATCAAGACCCGATGACCGCGAGTTTTTAATGAAATAGGTCTTCATCTTTTATCTCCCGGATATTTTTTATTCCATTTTCTCTATGATTATCGATCCTCCCTTTACGTTCGTAATAACAACCCATGCCTATTGGCCTGGAACCCACTGACTTTTTTATTATCTCCTTGATAAAAAGAAGTTTTTAAATCTTCATACATTTTATCAAGCATATTCGGTTGCGCTATAAAACATTCAAGGCTTATCGTGGGGCACAGAGTTTCTTTTAAAAACGGACATATGTTTTGCGGTTGAATACTCACATGCTCGATCGTTTTTGTTTTAGCCAGAATAATTTTAAGGATTGTCAATTTTTTAAAAATAACCGGATTGGTGGGATCAAACGCCATAATAAATACAGTTCGATTGGGGAATTTATTACGTATAAAATTATCATCTTTTGCTAATTTTAAATACCCGGAAGCCGCACTAAGCATTAAAGGAGGCCGGGGTTTTGAAGAATTAACATCAAGCGTTGATAGATCTCCCTTCCATAACAGATTATATAAACGGCCTTTTGTGGTGTTAATTAATTCAATTTTACCGGTGCGATGATTTGTGTACTCAAGTTTTATAGATGTTTTCCAATTGGTTATAAATATATTATCATCATCCTCGGACGTATAGGCTGGCGATGCACAGGTCGTCGGGAATATCACCTGGATACTATGATTCACATATTGAATTACTTCACCCCAGGTCTCGCCTCTCAGACAATAGGCTTTAGGGGTGTCATAGAATGTGTCCCCGAGTTCGAAATGACAATTTCTTAGTGCATCCTTAAAGGCTGCTGGTACCGCCCAGGAGAATCCAGAATAAAACTCGATTAAGTTAGATGATTCTTTTTCCATGATATTCTTTAGGAACTATATCATCTATGGGGCTATTTACAACCAAAAAAAACACCGGTTTTTTGTACATTATTTTTTGTTTGCCCGCCCCCTGGAACAATGTAAACCTTATTTGCCCCCCGACCTTTTCCTTTCCAGAGTCTTAAAGTCGGTCTCCTGGTCGCTGCGTTTAATGAGTTCGTGGAATTCACTGATGTTCTGGCGGATCGCACTTTTCGTGCTCTCCCTCCCGGAAGTGAGGATCTCAAGAAGCGAGAGCGTTGTTTTCCTGTCATCGGGCGGGAGACCCATGCAGTATATACAGATCTGTTGGCACACCGGATCGGCCGGGCAGTTCTCAGGGATCCCGTACCGCGGCGCCTTTTCTCTAACCACCTCCGGGAATTCATCTTTAATGAACATTTCTCCTTTGCCGGATTCGAGCCATGCAGGATTTATCCTCGGAAATTTTGCATATATCGCAATCAGCAATCTTTTCGAGGGCTTGTTTTTTCCCGATTGAATCTGAGATATTGCACTGTGGCTGACGCCCACAATATCGGCAAACTGATACTGGGTCAATTGCAATGCCTTGTATAACTCTTTGATTCTATTACCTATCATAATTTATATTAATTTAATTACATTTTCTTCTTGACATATTGTAATTAAATTACGTATCATTTCCATTATGGGGTTCCATGGAATAACTTGTGGAAAAAGAAGGGTGAAAGGGCTTAATCGTTCAATTTCCTTCACATCAAAAAACTCGGCCCCCTTACGCGTGGTGAAATTCCCCCATGAACCCTTGAACGATTTTGCCACGCGGTGGGGGTTTTTGTCAATCATTTTCGCCATATCTAATTATGTCACATGTTGCATGAAAGGCAATTATGAACAATTTGGGGGTCTGTAATGAAGAGCTACGAAGCAATACAGAGGGCAATCCAGGGAAAGACCGTGGAGCACGCGAAACGGCTCGGCAAGTCCTCGAGCCTGATCGGCAAGTGGCAGGAGCCGCATACCGACTTTACGGATTCGGGGGCGTACAATCCGCTGGACCGCATCGAGGCGATCGTCGATACGGCGATGGTACTCGGCGTGAGCCAGGAGGACGCCCTGTCCCCTGTCTACTGGCTCAATCACCGCTTCGACCTCGTATGCTTCCACCTGCCGAAAGGCGATGGCGACGTGGTCAATACCGAGCTCATCAAGACGATCAAAGAATTTTCCGACCTCGTACAGGCGACATCGGCGGCTCTGGCTGACGGCAGGATAGAACGCCGTGCCGAAGCTGGGAGGATCATACGTGAAGGTGAGGAAGCGCTCCGTGCGATCGGCGCCCTCATCGCCCTCGTCAGGGAAACGGTAAAATGATGACAGCTTATAGAAAAACGAATATCAAAAAGGGCGGTCACGGCCCGGCCGATTATAACCGCCCCATATACGTTAAAGAGGGGGCCCGCCTGCCGGCGGTTCCCTCGATCTATCTTCGTTTATCCCGCCGGCTGCGCCTCGATAGGTTCGAGAGGATCCTGATGGTCATCATTCTTGCCGGCACATTCTTCTGTGCGATCTCACAGGTCATGCTCAACAAGGAACACAGCGAGCGGAAGCTCCACCGCCAGCTCCAGATGCAGAGGTTCTTGGAGCAAAAGGATTTTCAGGGAGTCTTCGCAGATTACAGGATCCGGAAAAATGAGAAAGATAGAGATGCCAGATGAAAAAAGAATCAAATATAAAGCCCACGAATGCAGTTAAACCTCCGCCTCCACCTTCTCCTCCTCCGCTCGGACCTTATCCTCTTACCTATGATGGCACGCCGCATGAAATAGAGAACAGAAGAACGCTGGCGATGAGCGCCATCGTAAACGAATACTATAAAGCGGCGAACAGGTTCGGGCCGTTTCATAGCGCGCACGAAGGTATTGCAGTGATCAAAGAAGAACTTGACGAGCTCTGGGATGAGATCAAAAAGAACCCGGAATCCCGGAGTCCGGAGAAGATGCTCGAGGAAGCGGCGCAGCTCGGCGCGATGGCGAAGAGATTTATCGTGGATATTTGCCTGCCCGAGATCGCCCGGAAGAACGAAGGAGACGAATAATATGTTTGATAGCAGTGTCCCTGAAGAGATTGCCCCGGAAAAGGAGGGACCCTCAACCTGGCTGATTCAATACCGTAAGAAAAGAAAAAAGAGAAATGCGATCGCCCGGCGGTCCAGGCGGATAAACCGGATAAGGAATGCCGCATGAAAAAACATACAACGCGGAGGAATTTAAAACCATGGAGATAACGATGAAACGGCAGTACCTGCTCGACAGGATCAACCGCCTGAAAGGGATCACGAAGCTCCGGTCGCTCATGCCGGTCCTGCGGAACGTCCTCGTCGTCGCGAAGCCTGGAGGGTCAATCAGAGCAACAGACCTGGAGATTAGCGCGATCACAGGATTCACGGCACAGGTCAACGAGGAGATTAATATCTGCATCTCCGGAGGGATCCTCGCGGAGGTCCTCGCCGGGATCACGAGAGACGAAGTCTCGCTGTCGCTCGCCGACGACGGGAAGCAGCTCGTCATCATATCCGGCGATTTCGAGGCGGGCATTTCGCTCGCGGACCCGGAGGAGTTCCCGGAGGTAGAGGCGCTGAACGAATCCGAGGCCTTCCACCTCACCGGGGCGGAGCTTACGATGGCGATCGGGAAGACGCTCTACGCGGTGAGCGCCGACGAGGCCCGTTATATCCTCACCGGGCTCATGATGCAGGTCAATCGCGGCAGGCTCATCGTTTGCGCTACCGATGGATTCAGGCTCGCGTTGTGGACCAGGCCGCTGCCGGAAGATCCTCCGGACACGCCCCAGATCGTCATACCGGGGCGGAACGTGAAGATCCTGAAAGAGATCATAGGAGAAACCGCCCGGGCAGGCGTCGTGATCGAGAAGAACAAGGTACAGTTCATGACTGAGGCGGTGACGGTGATCATGCGGACGCTGGAGGGCGCGTTCCCCGATTACGAGGGCATCATCGACTCAAACAACAAAAACGTAGCTGCGATGAACCGCGCCGATATCCTGTCGGCCGTGAAGCGGATCGAGGCGATCGCGAAGAAGGAGTCGGTGGTCGCCCTGCAGCGCGGCGGAGGAGGGATCACGGTCTCCGTCGAGTCCGATATCGGTTACGCAAGGGAACGGATAGAGTGCGAATACTCCTCGGAGGTCCCGCTCAATCTCGCGGTCAACGGAAAATTCCTCCTCGACGCCCTGGAGCGCCTGGACAGCGACAGGGTCATTATGCGCTATCACGAGACATACGGGGCCGTGCAGTTCGACGACGTTGTGGCGTCCGGGGAATATATCTGCGTCATCATGCCGATCAGGGTAGATGTGCCGCCGCTCCTCCATAAAAAGCAGGAACCGGATGGCACAGGGCATGAAGAGCCTCCCGGTCCGGATGATCCGGGGACAAAGGCCAGGCGGTGCCGCGTATGCGGGTGCACGGACGACGACTGCTCGCAGTGCATCGAGAAGACCGGCGAGCCATGCCACTGGGTAGAGGAGGACCTCTGCAGCGCCTGCGTGTCGGAGGGCGATCGGGAAAGCGATAAGACCAAAGAACCGAAACAGAAGAAGCGTAAGAAAAAGGAGAAGGATTGATGGAATTCATCACGCCGGTGATCATCGCGTGCATCGTGGCTGCCCTGGTGATACTCGATATCACGGGAGCATACGATGGCGCCCGCCGGAGAGTGAATAAAATATTAAAAGCCGACCGAGGAAAATTGTCGCAGGGTGACGCAGAGGCAGCGTACCGGGCTCATACTCCGGATGTCGCCGGTTCAATTCCGGCCCCTGCAACCAAAATGGGAAATAGCGAAAAAAAGGCGGATAGGAGATATGAAAGACCTTGAAATACGTGAATTCCGTGAAATAGGGGATTACAGGGACAGGAAGAACTGTGCGCTCATTGCCGCAGACCGGTACGGCGATATATATGTTTTGAAATTTCAGGTCAAAGGCATTTATGCCGCCTATGTCAACAAAGCATTTCAGAGGATCCTGCCGTTTCCGCTGCGCCCGGTGAAAGACCTCAGGGAGCTTTTTACCACGGCATAATATGAAACTATCCGCCTCCATAGCATCTCATATGACCCCCAAAGAACCGGGTCCCGCCGTTGACACGGGGCCCGGGGCCTCCTTCGAACAGGATCCCTGGCATATCGGCAAGATGGATGGCTCGATAGCGCGAAAGGAAAGGGAAGCCGATTACGTTATTTGCGAAACGGAGAGCAAGTTGGCGATGCAGGCGATCGATGCGGCTGAGGCGGAGCGCAAAGCGGACCTCGAGGAGCAGATCAGGAAGAGGTCCCTTAATTACGAGGACCTCCCGGGGACGCCGAAACGCTTCGGCGCTATTTTCAAGGTCCGGGATGTCGCGCGCCTCCGGTATATTGACTGTGTGCATTACAACGATTGCCTCGGGTACGCGGCATTCAAGAACTGGCCGAGCTTTATCTGTACGGGGTGCAAATATGCGCAGGTGTGCTGATTGCGGGTCCGGGAACATTAAAGATGATTACGACGAGAGGTGTCGCCGCGTCATAGGCCGCCACTGTTTTATGTGCGGCAGTAAGAATATCATAGAGGTCGAAAAGGAGGGAGGTATGAGCGAAAAGAGGAAGTGTTCGGTGGAAGGATGCGAAAGGATGGGCAACATAGAGGGCATGTGTTATCGGCATTACCGGGAAAAACACGGACACCCTTATGTGCCGGTAAAAAAGAGAGGGAAATATAACCAGGGGAAAAAGAACTTTGCTAAATCACAGAAGGCGAACAAACCCCCGGCACAGCCACAAAACAAAGAAAAACCTCGGTCGCCCGCAGGCCAGGGGAAAACCGGGGCACCTCGTACGGGTGCGCGCATCAGTAAGAATACCGGGCTTGCGCTGGCGGCTGATATAAAAATATCGACATCGGTTACGCTTGATTTTGCCGGTCACGAAGATCTCTTGCGGAAAATCCTCGTGGAAGCACAAAGAGAATTCCGTCCCGTGGAATACCAGATATTTTATAACCTGAACTACTTGCAGGAACTCCTGGAAGAAGCTCATAGCGAGGAGGGCGGGCAATCATGAGCGAGCCGAAATACCAGCATGAAAATTACGCTAATATCGACCTAGACAGCATAGTCCCGAATCCCCTGAACCCCCGGAAGAATTTCAAGGGCCCGGAATTCGACAGCCTCGTGGAGTCGGTCCGGCAGAAAGGCGTTCTCGAGCCGATCCTCGTGAGGCCCGTGAACGGCAACGGGACATTCCAGATCGTCGCCGGAGAGCGGCGCTTCAGGGCATCACAGAAGGCGGCGTTGCCGGCGATCCCGGCAATCGTGCGGGAGATGACCGATGAAGAGGCCTTCGATGTGATGACGATTGAGAACCTGCACCGCGAGGATCTGAACGAGGTCGAAGAGGCGGAATGTTTCAAGCATTATCTCGACGCGAAAGGCATGGAAGCGGCAGGAGACCTCGCACAGCGGACCGGCATCGGCGAGCAGTATATCAGGCGCCGCGTCCGGCTCCTTACGCTCCCGAAGCAGGTCATCGACGCCTGGAGGGACGGCAAGATCCTCTACGGCCACTGCGAGCAGCTCATGCGGCTCTCCCGTAAAGAGCAGATCCTGGAATACCTGAAAACCCTCACTGACGAGGATGAGTGGGACTTCGACGGCCCTCCGACTGTCGCGGGTTTAAAACAGGAGATCGACAATATGGCCCCGAAGATGGCGGGCGCGAAATTCGACACGAAGCAGTGCGCCGCCTGCACGATGAACTCGTCGATCCAGGCCGGTCTCTTCGGTGATGATTTCGCCATAGACGAGAAGAAAAAGGGCTGTTGCCTGAACCCTGCATGCTTCAAAAAGAAGCAGGCCGAATGGCTCTCAAAGAACTGGCAGACAACCGAGTTTTATAAAAAGTATAAGACGACCGGCTGGCAATTCAGAGAGGATATACAAAATCAAAGATACGGCGAAGATTATCGGCCTATCTATGACTACCACATAAAAGCGAAAAAAGACCTCCCCTGCACCCTCTGCAAGGATTACACGACAGTCATCAATATCGACCTGACCGAGCACAATGGCAGGGTCTGCTTCGGGGACAAGAATTGTTTCAAAAAGACCTTTGAGGTCTCCAGCTCCGGAGGATCCTCAGAGGGCCGGACAAAAACGCCGAAGGACCACGGCCCGGAGTTCCAGGACCGCTTCTACCGAAACGAGATTAGACAACAAGCAACCAATTTATTTAACAGTTTGCAGCTCAGCAATGATCAAATATTAAGGCTCGTGGCCTTCGAACTGCTCCATAGCGGGGGCATCAAAATTGAATTTCTGAAAGCAAACAAGATTGGTGATACATGGCAGTCACTCCCAGTATGGAAGGCACTCGAAAAGCAGAATACATTAATGTTGCAGTCATGGATCTTCGGGGCGGCATTGTACAGAACGCTTGATGAGCAGCAGATAGCACAAAATGACAATAATGATAATTTGCGGGTCAAGCACCTGATAGCGAAACACCTCGGCATCGACCTGGCGCGGGACTGGAGGTTCACGAAAGAATACCTGCAGTGCAAGACTATCCCAGAGATCGTCAAGATCGGCAAGGACCTCAAGATCTTCGATGATCCGAAGGTCAAGGAATTCGCCGCCGGCACGCTCAAGATGAAAAAGGAGAACTGGGACGGCATGAAAAAGAAGGACCTGATCCGGCTCTTCCTGGACAGCGGCGCCGACCTCGCCGGCAAAGTGCCGAAAGAGATACTGAAGGTGAAGTGATGAAACCTAAAATAGTCGTCTTATGCGGATCGTCCCGGTTTGTTGACATTATGGCCGTATGCGCCTGGGTCATCGAGCGTGACGAAAAGGCTATAGCAATGGGGCTGCATCTTCTGCCCCAGTGGTATCCTGATGTCCCGAAAAATCACCTCGCAGAACATGAAGGCTGCAAGAACGAGATGGATGAGCTGCATCTCCGGAAGATCGATCTTGCGGACGAGGTCTTTGTCGTTGATTATACCCATTACATAGGTGAGAGCACCGCGAATGAGATCGAATACACAAAAACCCAGGGGAAACCGGTACGATATTTTAGTAAAGACCAGGTCGGAGAGGCAGTTATAAGAATGATCCGTGAGGATCTGGAGGGATGGGACCCGGGAATGCTGCCTATATGCAGAAAATGCGGGTGTAGTAAAATGGCAGCCTGTCCTGGGGGGTGTTCATGGGTCGAAGAGGATCTATGCAGCCAGTGCGTCGAGGCGAAGTGATGACCGGTAAATATAATGATAATAAGACATAAAATAGACAGACCCGCCGGAATCAATCATATCATATGGTTCGGCCCCCATGGCTGGGCCTCGCGGGGATTTTTACCATTATACGATAGCATCCTTAAATGGGATACAGACGTAAAATGCCCCGACAACTGCCCCCTCGCGCCACAATGTCACCCCATGGTCCAGGACGATCGAGATGAGAATTGCTACCACAAGCTCTGCACGCTGACGGTAATCAAGGCGGGGCTGATCCGCGAGAAGGAGATTTATGCCTGAACCGGCCAGAGCGATAAAAACCGAGCCTTCGCCCTTCCCTGTCGAGGACCTTAAGAAGATCCTCCGCAGATTTTCGTGGCGCCAGAGTGGCGACGAGGTTCGGTGTTATTACAGGACAAAAAAAGATATCGATATGAACATCCGGAACGTCAATATCCATTGTCTCCAGAACATTCAGATCGACATAGAGCTCAAGGGCGGCAAGGGCAACGCAGTCTGGAGGGCCTTAGAGAACGAGATTAACCGCAGGATCGACGCGGAAGGAAAAAAATGAAAAAGCCCCTCCCATTGACAGGATCAACACAAAGAGAATATGATTCTCTCCAGGAGGTATTAGCCATGGAGAGAGGAACCGTTGCATGTCAGAATTGTTTGATAAAGAGGACATCCAGGTCTTGCCCGAAATGTGGATATGATGCATGTGTGATAAGGATCGGGCATGAAGGAAAAGAATACAGGTTTTTTTATGACAAGAGCCGGCGACCATACACATATACAACTGCATTGCAAACGCTTATAACTATTAACAACGAGATACAAGAGCACATTTTTAACCCGAACGATTACATGCTCGCAACCATCGAGGACCGGCTTTTTCAAAACGCTTTCGATCGATTTCTTGATAAGAAAGAGGCAGAGTACGCCCCGAGCAACAAATACCGGACATACTATCGCAATCACCTTGGATATTTTACGGATCGTGATGTGCGAGACATCAAGCTGAAGCACCTGGATGATTTCTATCGGCGAAAGTTGCCCGCTCATCTTTCATGGAAATACAAGAATAACATTATGGCGTGTCTTTTTGCTTTTCTGCGATGGCTTCTCAGGTGGGGCGAAATTAAAGAATTGCCAACGTTCCCGGAGCTGGAGCCTGGTAATAGCGCACCAAGAGAAGCGCCGACCTATGAGGATCAGCTGTCCGCCCTGGCTCGGATCCCCAAGGAGCACAGGGATATTATTGAGTTCCTGATGGAGAGCGGTCTGAGGCCCGGTGAGGCCTGCGCCCTCAAGATCATGGACATCAATTTTATGAGCGGCAAGATGCTGATCCAGAGGACATTGAGCGCGGGCCAGATCAGAGAAACGACAAAGGGCCATAACAAAACCTGGCGTACGCTATCATCGCGCGCGTATGAGATCATACGGGCAAGATCCGGGGACCGCATCGGTGATGATTTTGTTTTCATTAATCCGAAGACAAAACGGCGGTATTCCGGGGAATTTCTGCGCGTACTGTGGAGAAAGCACGCAGAGATCCCATATGAGCTATACAGCAACCGCCATGGGTTTGCAACGCAACTCGCTGAGACTGGAGCCGGTGAGCTCGAACTACAGGCAATTATGGGTCACGCTGATTTAAGAAGCACAAGGAGATATTTCAGGCCGACCACGAGCCGCCAGCGTGAGTTATTGGATCAAAGAGGCAAGGAAAGAGAAAAGGTGATTGATTTAAGACGGAGACGTAGGTAA